TTGGCCTGATAGCAATACTACTGAGTAGTTGCGCTGCTGGTGTAAAGACGATACAAACTTATAGTATAGAAAAGAAAAGAGAACCTTTAGCAATAGAGAATCCTGCTCCTTTAGAATTACAAGATATTGATTGGATTATTATTACAAAAGATAACGCTGAAGAAGTTTTTGAAAAAGTAAAAAATGATAAGAATGGCGACTATGCTTTGTTTGCATTAACTGATACAGGTTACGAAAAGTTAGCACTTAACTTTGCAGATATACGAAACAAATTAGCTGAACAAAGACAAATTATATTATCTTATAAAGAATACTATGAAGCAGAATAAGAATAAATATAAGCATGTCAGACCTAGAAAAACTTAAAACAGATATAGCATTATTAAAGAAAGACGCTAAGACTGGTGAGCTCATTCATCAAAGACTAGAGGTTGCTGTAGATAAACTTACTGAAATTACCATATCATTAAAAGGTATGATTGCTCAACAAGAACAGAAACTAACAAGAGCAGAGCAGACAGATGATGATATCTTTATCACTTTAGAATCTCGAAGAAAAGAATGGGATAATGACCTCAAAGAATTACACTCCAGAATAACCACTAATAGTAGAGAACTAAGAGAATTTCAAATACAATCTGAAAACAAAATGTTAGATGAAATACGAATGGTAAGAACTCAATTATCTGAAAGAGTTGGTGTGTTAGAGAAATGGCGTTGGGTGATTATCGGAGGGTCCATTATTATTGGACTCATGATGTCTAATCCTGATAGTGTATTATTTAATATGTTTTAAGTGCTTGACTTTACCATATGGACCTGTTATAATGTGTACATATGTCCTCTTACATTGATATCAAGTTCCTCAATCTTCTCTCAACAAGATTAGAAAAATTTAAAAGAAAATCAGATTACTTATATAACTTTAGGTGTCCACATTGTGGTGATTCTAAAAAATCATCATCAAAGGCCAGAGGTTTTGTATATCGTAAAAAATCTGATATGTTTTTTAAATGCCATAATTGTGGCATGGGACAGACACTAGGCAATCTAATTAAATTTTTAGATCCTACTATGCACAAAGAATATGTCTTTGAAAGATTTAAAGATGGTAAAGTACAAGAAGAAAAACCAGAGTTTGATTTTACACCATCTAAAATATTAAAAAAGAAAACTGCTCATGAAAGAACATTAGATGAGTTAGTAAGTTTTGACAAGTTAGTACAGACACACCCAGCAAAACAATTTGTATATAAAAGATTAATACCTAAAGAACATTGGGATAAGTTTTATCTATGTCCTAAATTTTATGAATGGACTAATAGTGTTGTACCTAATAAGTTTCCTAGTTTAAGAGACGACCATCCTAGAGTTGTAATACCTTTCTATGATAGAGAAGGTAACTTTTTTGCTTTTCAAGGCCGTGCGTTTGGTAAAGAACAACCAAAGTATATTACAATTAAGTTTGATGAAACAAAACAAAAGATATATGGTCTTGATAGATTAAATTTAAATAAACCTGTGATGATTACTGAAGGACCTATTGATAGTTTATTCTTAGACAATGCTGTCGCACTTGCAGGTGCTGACGCAGATATAAAAATTAACCACGCACAATGCACAATGATATTTGATAATGAACCACGCAACAAAGAAATAATAAGTCGCATGATAAAAGCTGTTGATAAAAATTTTAATTTGGTTGTATGGCCAAAAACATTGAAATATAAAGATATTAATGACATGATAATAGCAGGTAAATCATCAGCAGAGGTACAAACTATTATAAGTAATAACACATACAGCGGATTAACAGCATTACAACATATCAACAACTGGAAGGATATTTAAGACATGGTCTCTAACGAACAAATAAATGTAATTAAAAGAAAAGGTAGGGGCAAAGAGTCCTTGAATATTGACAAGATACACTCAATGGTTGGTTTTGCAACCGAGGGTATTGCAGGTGTTAGTGCTTCTCATGTTGAAATGAATAGTGGTTTACAATTCTTTGATGGTATATCAACAGACGATATACAACAGATTTTAATTAAGTCAGCAAATGATTTAATAAGTTTAGATAGTCCTAATTATCAATTCGTTGCAGCTAGATTACTATTATTTTCACTTCGTAAAAATTTATTTCACAGATTATGGGAACACCCAAAGTTCATAGACCATATTAAAAATCTTATTGATTTGGGATTATATGATAAAGGTGTATTAGAAAATTACACCGAAGCAGAAATTGATAGAATGGGTATGTGGATTGACCATGAAAGAGATTATAGTTTTACCTATGCAGGTTTAAGACAAGTCATGGACAAATACCTAGTACAAGATAGAAGCACAGGTGAGATTTTTGAAACACCACAGTTTATGTATATGATGATTTCTGCCACATTATTTGCAAAGTATCCAACAGAAAGTAGGTTACAATATGTCAAAAAATACTATGACGCAATCAGTAGATTTAAAATTAATATTCCCACGCCTGTTATGGCTGGTGTTCGTACTCCTCTTAGGCAGTTTGCGAGTTGTGTATTGGTTGATAGCGATGACACTCTTCCTAGTATCTTTAGTTCCGATATGGCTATTGGTCGTTATGTTGCCCAAAGGGCTGGTATTGGTATCAACGCAGGAAGAATTAGAGGAATCAATTCGAAAATTCGTGGAGGTGAGATACAACATACTGGTGTCATTCCTTTCCTTAAAAAATTTGAAGCAACGGTTAGGTGTTGCACACAAAACGGAGTTAGAGGAGGATCAGCAACAGTTCACTTCCCAATCTGGCACCAAGAAATAGAAGATATACTTGTTTTAAAAAACAATAAAGGTACAGAGGATAATAGAGTAAGAAAACTAGACTACTCTATACAAGTATCTAAATTATTTTATGAAAGATTTATTAAAGATGAAGATATAACTTTATTTTCTCCACATGAATGTCCTGATTTATATGAAGCATTTGGTATGCCTGAGTTTGATGAAATGTATGAGAAGTATGAAAGAAAAACATCTATCAGTAAACAGAAAGTTAGAGCTCAAACTTTATTCATGGACTTATTAAAAGAAAGAGCAGAGACAGGTCGTATTTACATTATGAATATTGACCATTGTAATACTCATTCATCATTTAAAGATAAAGTTTATATGTCTAATCTATGTCAAGAGATTACATTACCAACAACACCTATAAAACACATAGATGATCCTGATGGTGAAATTGCTTTATGTATTCTATCTGCTATCAATCTAGGTCTTATAAAAGATAAAGAAGATTTAGAGGACTTATGTGATTTATCTGTAAGAGCATTAGAAGAAATAATTGACTATCAAGAATATCCAGTAGAAGCTGCAAAGAAATCTACACTTGCAAGAAGAAGTCTAGGTATTGGTTATATTGGTCTTGCTCATTTTCTTGCAAAGAACAAAGTTAAATATGATGATAAACAAGCATGGAAACTAGTTGATGAAATTACAGAGGCATTTCAATACTATCTATTGAAGGCAAGTAACACATTAGCAAAAGAACGAGGTGCTTGTGAATATTTTAATAAAACTAAATATAGCGATGGCATTCTGCCAATAGACTCATACAAAAAAGATGTTGACGATTTAGTCAAAAGAAAGTTAAGTTATGATTGGACTACTTTACGAAACGATATCAAAAGCAGCGGGCTCAGACACAGTACCCTCTCTGCTCAAATGCCGTCAGAAAGTAGCTCAGTTGTATCAAATGCCACGAACGGTGTTGAACCGCCTCGTGATTTTCTTTCGATTAAAAAAAGTAAAAAAGGAACACT